GTGGAGACGAAAACTCGGCGCAGGACGCGAAGACGATGCTCGACGCCTGCGCGCGCCTCATGGCCGAGTTCGCGTGCTCCGTCGTGCTCGTGCACCACACCGGCGTGTCAGACGAAGCGCAGCATCGGGCGCGCGGATCAAGCGCATGGCGAGGCGCGCTCGACATCGAGATCAGCGTCGTACCTCCGAAGGGCGATGGCTCCATTGAGATCGTCCAACGTAAGAGCAAGGACGCCGAGGTCGCGACGCCAATGCACGTCGAGCTGCACCAGGTCGAAATCACGGGCTGGATTGACGAAGACGGTCAGCCTGTGACGAGTGCCGTCATTGTTGCCGGAGAGGCTCCAGAGCCGACGACGAAGCCCGCCAAGAAAGACAGCCGCGTCGAGAAGCACCGGAAGACGTTCGAGAACGCGTGGTGGGACTCCGGCGCGGAGACGAGGGACGGTCAGCCGTACATCAGCCGAAGCGCGCTGAAGTCGTACTGGCTTTCCAGCATGGGCGTTTCCGGTTCTTACGCAGCGCAGCAAGTAAAGGCTTCAGCGGAGCCAGGGAAGATGGTTCGCGACCTTCTCGACGCTGAACACATCGTCGCACACGAAAATGGGTGGCGTACTGTGCCGTCAATTCATGCTGACTCGATGTTGATTAGGAAAAATGCACGCTAAAATTATGTGCAGTACTCACGGTACGGAAGGTACGAAATGAATTTCCGTACCCGTGGCAAAACATCTCGGCGAGGTACGTACGGTACTCTATTCTTAGAATAGAGTACCAACAGTACCGCCGTACGATGCGGGTCGCAGGGTACGTGGTACGCTTTGACGCAGAGGGCATGAAATGAAGAAGTCCAACGGTAAAGATGAAAAGTCGCCTGTGAGTAAGCGTCGCACACCGGAGCAGCTGGAGACGCAAAAGCAGGCCGTCCTTGACGGCATGGCGAAGGGTCTCTCTGCGTACAAGGCGACGCAGGCCGCTGGCGTTCCGTGGGGCACTTGGACCGAGTGGACGGCGACGGATCCGCAGCTTGCCGTCAAATACGCGTGCGCGAGGGAAACGCTCGTCGAACGCATGGCGCAAGAGCTTGCAGACATCGCCGACGAGCCGCCGCCGCTTGGCCCAGATGGGAAGGTCGACGGCGGGTGGAGTGAAGCCAGAGGGCAAGTGATGTCGAGAAGCTCAAAGCGCGCTTACGGGCCATCCTGGCGCGAGCAACGCGGGGCGGCTCGGTGAGCGGCTCCGTCAGTCTTCCCGAATGGGCCTCGGTGCTCTTCGAGGAGGAGCCGCGCAACATCGCCGTCCGTGGCGGGCGCGGTGGCGGCAAGTCGCGCAGCATTGCGACGGCGCTCGTGCTCCGCGCGGCGCAGAAGCCGCACCGCATCCTTTGCGCGCGCGAGATCCAGAAGAGCATCAAGGATTCGGTGAAGCGCTTGCTCGACGACGAGATCGAACGCGCTGGCCTTCGCGCGTTCTTCACGTCGACGGACACGGAGATTCGCGGGGCGAATGGCTCGCTCTTCCTCTTCGCTGGCCTGCGAACCAACGTCGACTCGGTGAAGTCGATGGAAGGCGTCACCATCTGCTGGATTGAGGAAGCGCAGAGCGTCTCGCAGGCGAGCCTCGACGTGCTCATCCCGACGATTCGTCAGCCTGGCTCGCAGCTCATCTTTTCGTGGAACCCGAAGGCCGCAACCGATCCCGTCGACGCGATGTTCTCCGGCGAGACGATGCCGCCGCGCTCGAAGCTCGTGACCGTCAACTATGACGCGAACCCCTGGTTCCCCGAGGTCTTGCGCGCGGAGCTGGAGTACGACCGCAAGCGCGACCCCGACAAGTTCCGCCACGTCTGGGCAGGAGAGTACCTGCGCAACTCGGAGCGGCGCGTCTTCAAGAACTGGCGCGTCGAGGAGTTCGAAGCGCCTCGCGATGCGGTCATTCGCTTCGGCGCAGACTGGGGCTTCGCCGTCGATCCGACGGTGCTCGTGCGCTGCTACATCGAGGGCCGCACGCTCTACGTCGACTTCGAGGCGTACGGCGTCGGCGTCGAGATCGTCGACACGCCCGCGCTCTTCCTCACGGTACCGGGCTCGGAGACGTGGCCCATCGTCGCCGACTCGGCGCGCCCCGAGACCATCGCGCACATGCGCAAGCATGGCTTCCCGAAGATCATGGCGGCGGTGAAGGGTCCGCGCTCGCTCGAAGAGGGCGTCGAGTGGCTGAAGTCGCACGACATCGTGGTTCACCCGCGCTGCGTGCACCTCATCGACGAGCTGACGCTCTACGCCTACAAGGCCGACCCGTTGACGGGCGCGGTCCTCCCGGTGCTCGACGACCGCGACAACCACGTCATCGACGCCCTGCGCTACGCCTGCGAAGGCGCGCGTCGAGTGCAGGCGGCGAAGCCCGTGCAACTCCAGCCACCGCAACCCGTGGCGCACGCTTGGCGTCGGTGATACGGGGGAGACATGGCCGAGACGAAAGAAGCGAAGCTCGCACGCATCCACGACGAGGCCCTGCGCCGCTTCAACACGATCCAATTTGCGCTTCAGGATGAGAGGCGTCAGTGCCTCGACGACCGGCGCTTCTACAGCATCGCGGGCGCACAGTGGGAGGGGCCGCTTCAGCGCCAGTTCGAGAACAGGCCGCGCCTCGAAGTGAACAAGGTCGCGCTCAGCGTGATGCGCATCATCAACGAGTACCGCGCGAACCGCATCACGGTCGACTACGTGCCGAAGGACGGACGCGAGGCCGACAAGCTCGCCGACCTCTGCGATGGGCTCTACCGCGCCGACGAGCAGGACAGCGTTGCCGACGAAGCCTATGACAACGCCTTCGAGGAAGCCGTCGGCGGCGGCATGGGCGCATGGCGTCTTCGCTCCGTGCTCGAAGACGAACTCGACCCCGAGAACGAGCGCCAGCGCATCCGCATCGAGCCTATCTTCGACGCTGACACGTCGGTCTACTTCGACCTCGACGCGAAGCGGCAGGACAAGAGCGACGCGCGCTACTGCTTCGTCATCTCGTCGATGACGCCCGAGGAGTACGAGGCGCAGTTCGAGGACAACCCGTCGAGCTGGCCGAAGCAGGTGTACGAGACCTACTTCGACTGGTGCAGTCCAGACGTCGTATATATCGCGGAATACTATCGCGTCGAAGAGCGCACGGAGACGCTTCGCATCTTCCGCCTGCTCGACGGCTCGGAGCAGACCTACACGCGCGCCGAGTTCGACGAAGACGAGACGCTCGAACAGATGCTCATGAGCACCGGCGCGACGGAGATGCCGTCGAAGCGTCGCAAGACGCGCCGCGTGCACAAGTACCTGCTCTCCGGCGGTCGCGTGCTCGAAGACTTCGGACTCATCGCAGGGCCGAACATCCCGATCGTCGTCACGTACGGCAAGCGCTGGTTCGTCGACAACATCGAGCGATGCATGGGGCACGTCAGGCTCGCGAAGGACGCGCAGCGCATCGCGAACATGCAGCGCTCGAAGCTCGCCGAGATCAGCGCGCTCTCGTCGGTCGAAAAGCCGCTCTTCGACCCCGAGCAGGTCGCGGGCCATCAATGGATGTGGGAACAGGACAACCTGCGCAACTTCCCGTACCTGCTGCTGAACCGCATCACGAACCCCGACGGTTCGGAAGCGCCCTCGGGACCGCTCGGCTACACGAAGCCGCCGCAGGTTCCGCCCGCTCTCGCCGCGCTGATTCAGATCGCCGAGCAAGACATGCGCGACGTGCTCGGCAACGCCGAGGCAGGCGATCAAGTGCGCGCGAACGTGGCAGCCGAGACGGTCACCGCCGTGCAGCAGCGCCTCGACATGCAAACCTTCATCTACGTCTCCAACTTCGCGAAGGCGATGAAGCGCTGCGGCGAAGTGTGGCTCGGCATGGCGCGCGAGGTCTACGTCGAAGAGGGCCGCACGATGAAGACCGTCGACGCCGAAGGCGGCGCGTCTGCCGTCGAGCTGCTGAAGCCGACCATCGGAAACACGGGCGCCGTCGAGATGGAGAACGACCTCTCGCGCGCACGCTTCGACGTGAGCGTTGAAGTCGGCCCGTCGTCGCAGAGCAAACGCACTGCAACAGTGCGCGCGCTCACGCCGCTCATCGCGGTGGCCTCCGACCCGCAGACGAAGGCCGTCCTCGAATCCATCGCGATGATGAACATCGAGGGCGAGGGCATCTCCGACGTGCGATCGTTCTTCCGCAAGAAGCTCGTGCAGATGGGCGCGGTGAAGCCGACCGAGGAAGAGGCGAAGGAGATGGCCGCAGCCGCGCAGAACGCGCAGCCCGACCCGCAAGCGCTCTACCTGCAAGCCGCCGCGCAAGAGGCGCAAGCGAAGGCGATGAAGGCGCAGGCCGACACGCAGCTCGCGATCGCAAACTCCGAGAAGACGAAAGCGGAAACTGTCAAGACGCTTGCAAGCGTCAACATTTCCGCACAGGATCAGGCTATCAAGACCGCCGAAGCGATAGCGCGAGCCACTACCGCGCGAACCGCACCGCAGTCGTAGGGCACCCGGCGAGCCTATCGCCGAGCAGAGGGCACGATGGAAGACACCGAAGGAACGACCGAAGAGACGACCGCGATCGAGACGCCAGAGGGCGAGACGCCCGAGGCACCGCAGGCCGACGAGACTACGCCGGAGGCCGCAGCGGCAGACGAGGACGCGATCGAGGATGAGGTCGAGGTCAGCATCGGCGACAAGCCAGTGCAGGCCGAGGAGCCGAAGCAATCGGCGCCCGCATGGGTGCGCGAGCTTCGGCGACGAGAGCGAGAGCTTCAGCGCGAAGTGCGCGAGCTTCGAGCCAAGGTACAGACGCCGCAGCAGGCCGAGAACCAACCGCCTGCGGTCGGCGCGAAACCCAAGCTCGAAGACCACGACTACGACGCAGAGAAGTTCGAGGTTGCCCTCGCGAGTTGGTTCGAGCGGAAGCGGCAGGCTGACGAGCACGCCGCAAAGCAGAAGCAATCCGAGGAGCAGCAGAAACAGGCATGGCAAGCGCGCCTCGACGCCTACGGGAAAGCGAAAGCCTCCCTTCGCGTGCGCGACTACGAGGACGCCGAATCAAGCGTCACCGAGTCGCTCAACGTCACGCAGCAGGGCATCATCGTCAGCGGCGCGGAGAACCCTGCACTCGTCACCTACGCCATCGGCAAAGACCCCGCCAAGCTTAAGGAGCTTGCGGCCATCGCAGACCCCGTGAAGTTCGCCTTCGCGGTCGCCAAGTTGGAGACACAGTTGAAG